CCGCTGCCGACGGACCGGTAAAATATATTGATCTACTGGACGCAGAAAGTCAACGAAAAGGTGATACTGGTTCTGCAACAATACCGGCCAGTGAATACTTTAGAGTAAGAACTAGGACCGGTCATCAGATCTTGATGCATAATTCAGAAGACCTGATCTATATTGCCAATGCTAGAGGAACTGCATGGATAGAACTTACTAGTAATGGCAAGATAGATGTATATGCTCAAGACAGCATCAGTGTGCATACTCAACAGGATCTCAACATACGTGCTGATAGAGATATAAATCTAGAAGCCGGTAGAAACATCAATATGAGAACTGAAACAGGCAAATGGCATGTGGAAATTGCCACAGACATGGAGTTTTTAATCAACGCAGATGCCAAGCTCACTGTGGGTGCTGATCTTGACATACTAGTAGGAGCCAAGACTAAAATATCCACCAACAACGATTTAGATATTGCATCCGGAGCAGAAACTAAGATCAGCTCTACTTCAGACATAAATCTTGGCAGCGGGTCTGAGCTCAAACTCAACGGTACTAAAATTAATATCAACGGTCGGTGGCTGCCGATTTTGTAAGACCTTATGATCTCAGAGACAATTTAGCTACCAGCACAGCAGCAGGATGGGACCAGCGTTATCAAGCAGGCATTGTGAAAAGCTTCATGAAACGCATACCCATGCATGAACCTTGGGCTCTGCATGAACACCGAGCACCGGATCTGCTAACACCAGATAAAACTGACAGGAACACCTAATCATGGCAACGAGATTATACAATCAACAGACAGCAGCGCAACGTTCTGCCACAGTGACGCAGAATCAAGGACAATTCACCTACAAAGGATTCAGTTCCAGTGAAGCCAACAAGAACTTCAAACTCTATGATATCAATCTTGTTAAACAGGATTTGATCAATCATTTTTATATCCGCAAAGGCGAAAAATTAGAAAACCCAGAATTCGGCACAGTGATCTGGGACATGCTGTTTGAACCTTTTACGCCAGACGTCAAAGAAATCATAGCCAAGGATGTAGAAGCTATCATCAACTATGATCCTAGATTCGCAGTCACCGAAATCAACATAGACAGCACAGATCAAGGCATGCGAATTCAGGCAGATTTAGTCTACATTCCATTCAACATCACAGAACGCATGACCTTGAATTTTGACAAAAACAATAGAGTGATTAACTAAGCAGTTTATTTTTAAGGGTAAATATTGGTATGACCACAACCAGCAGACAAAACAATCTCATACTAAATCAAGATTGGACTAGAATATATCAGACCTTTAAAAACGCGGATTTCCGCAGCTACGACTTTGAAAATCTGCGCAGAGTTATTATCACATATCTACGTGAAAACTATCCAGAAGATTTCAACGACTATATAGAAAGCTCGGAATACATGGCATTAATAGATGCCGTGGCATTTCTGGGGCAGAGTCTGGCATTCCGCATAGATCTTGCCAGCAGAGAAAATTTTATTGAACTTGCAGAAACCAAAGAAAGTGTTCTGCGCATTGCCCGCATGCTGAGTTACAATGCCAAGCGCACCGCAGCCGCCAGCGGACTTTTAAAATTTGTCTCAGTATCCACCACCGATGCCATCATCGACAGCAATGGCAAAAATCTTGCCCAACAGTTGATAACCTGGAACGACCCTACCAATACCAACTGGTTAGAACAATTTCTCACTGTGTTGAACAGTGCCATGGCAGATAATACAGAATTTGGTCGCAGCCAAGGCTCTGCTACCATCCAAGGAATTCCCACAGAACAATATAGATTCCGCACCGCAGGCACAGATGTACCTTTGTTTTCGTTTACTAAGACTGTGGCCAGCAGAGGCATGAGCTTTGAGATAGTTAGCACCGCTTTTAAAAACAGCGAAAACATCTACGAAGAGCCACCTGTGCCTGGCAATCAATTGGGATTTATCTACAGAAACGATGGATCCGGACCAGGCAGCGCCAACACAGGATTTTTTATACAGTTTAAACAAGGCAGTTTGGAATTAGCAGACTTTGTCATCGGTGTCCCAACCACCAACGAAAAAATTGCTGTGGATGCAGGCAATATCAACAATGACGATGTATGGTTGTTTTCTCTGAATTCACAAGGCGCCCAGTCAGAAGAATGGACCAAGGTGTCGTCGTTGGTAGGCAACAATATTGCCTATAACAGCGTCACGCAAGACATACGCAACATTTATGCTATCAACACCAAAGAAAATGACAACATTGATCTAGTATTTGCAGACGGAGTCTACGGAAATCTGCCACAAGGGCCGTTTAGAGTATTTTATAGAACCAGTAATGGTTTGTCATACACCATATATCCCAACGAATTAAGAGGCATCAACATTTCTGTTTTGTATAGAAACAAAAACAATGTTGAACACACACTGACCATCGGCCTAGCACTGCAAAACACAGTAGCGAATTCAGCAGCTTCAGAAGACATAGATACCATCCGAGCAAACGCACCGGCAGTTTATTACACTCAGAATAGAATGATCACTGCAGAAGATTACAATCTTGCTCCCCTGTTAGGATCACAGAATATTGTAAAAATAAAATCAGTGAATAGAACATCAAGCGGCATCAGTAGAAATTTTGATATAATTGATGCTTCTGGAAAATACAGCAGTATTAACGTATTTGGAGATGACGGATATTTTTATAAACAAGAAGATGAGTCTGTGTTGTCGTTTAGATTTACCAACAGAATAGATATCATTAATTTTATAAGACGAAATTTAGAACCAGTATTTACTGATACAGAAGTTTACAATTTTTATTTTACCAAGTTTGATAAAATACTGTTTACTGATATCAATACTGTATGGCAGTCTGTTTCTACAGCAACCAGCACAGGCTATTTTAAAAATGTGGTAGATAACTCACAGTTGTCGGTGGGGGCATATTCGACCAGCAATCTAAAATATGTGTTGACTAATGCATCTGTTAAATTTACAGCGCCTGCAGGCAGCAGATTTAAACAAGGAAAAATTGTTCTAGCTGATGCCAATGACGCAGATCAAACAAGCTACATCTGGGCTAAAATTATCAAGGTCACTGGGGACGGACGCTATACCAAAGGTCTTGGTCCTATATTATTGAATATTGCAGTGCCAACAGGAGCAATTGCAACTAGAATATTACCAAGATTTGTAAATGACTTACCCACGGCTCTAGAGACAGAAATAGTCAATCAAGTATTTGAAAATCAAAATTTTGGATTGAGATATGATACGTCTGAATCGCAGTGGAAACTGATTACCAGTAATAATCTAAATCTTGTTGATGATTTCATTCTCGGCAAGGCTGGAGATACCACAAATACAAATATAGATAGTTCTTGGATTGTGGCGTTTGTCAAACAGCCCGACAGTTACACGGTGAGAATTAGAAAACTCAGTTACATTTTTGGCAGTGTGAATCAGAATAGATTTTATTTTGACACCAATGAAAAACGCTACAATGATCAGATAGGAGCAGTGGTCAAGGATCAAATCAAAGTTCTAGGTATTAACACAGGCAAAGATTTTGTCACCCAACTGATCCAAGATTTCGCATTTGAAATCAGCGACACAATAAAATTTGATGACGGTTATGAAAGCACAAGTGAAATCAAACTTAGTTTTAGAGATTCCGACGACGACGGCGTTATAGATAATCCTGAATCATTTGAAAATATAGTGGGAATTGACACAGATTTAAATTTTTTATTTACTACAACCACAAACGATGTATACGGTTCTAAAATCAGCACACTAATTGACAACTCAACAGATCTTATATTGATCAGAGACAAACAAGACAATATAGATTTCACAGATGTGTTGTCGTATCCTGATCAACAACTGATTTATTTTTATGACATCGCCGAAAACGTAATCAAACGTGTAAATCGAACAACCAACACTCTAGACATTGCTAATGCATATTCTGTAGCAGTGGGTAGAAGAAATCTCAAGTTTCAATACATACACAACGCCAGCGTTGATAGAAGAATAGATCCTTCCTCTAGCAACATCATTGATATCTATCTATTAATTAGAAGTTATGATGAAAGTTATAGAATATATCTTGCAGGAGGCACATCTGTCCAACCAGTAGCACCTACCAGCGAGGCTTTGAGAACCACTTTTGGATCAGCGCTGTCTTCGATAAAAAGCATAAGTGATGACATAATATATCATCCTGTGAAATATAAAGTGCTGTTCGGATCCAAGTCCGACCCCGCACTGCAGGCTGTGTTCAAGATTGTAAAAAATCAAAATCTGTCTATAAACGACAACGATCTCAAGGTAAGAATTATTTCAGCCATCAACAATTTCTTTGATATCAACAACTGGGATTTTGGAGACAGATTCTATATGGGAGAACTTACCACGTATATCTTAAATACGGTCGCCCCGGATCTGGCGAATATTGTTATTATTCCAAGACAATCAAGTCAGGCATTTGGTAGTCTCTTTGAAATACAAAGCAATCCTGACGAAATTTTAATTAGTGCAGCCACAGTTGATGATATAGAAATTGTATCGGCGATCACTGCTGCTGAAATAGGTGTAAGAACAAACACAAGTGTGCAATCTAAAAATGAACAAGTTACAACATATCAATCCAGCGGCAATGCCCCTGCAGGTTATCATTATATGCCAGACGGAACATTAATGGCAGACAGTGCAATGT